CTTTATTGCAGAAAACATAAACTTTGTTATAGTCTGCATTGTTGGGGTGGGTCTGTATATGCCGAGCCATACGAGCTGAACTACGCCCTCCTGATACGGTTACAAGTAGGTTTTTCATTCTCTATAAATTTTAATCGTTTTGCTATTAATTCCGTCTAAATGTACATATACCAACTCGGATATATCATCTGCATAAGATTCAAAAGCCTTAAGGAGGGGTTCATCACTCTTGTTAAGATTTTTGAACTCTTCTACCACTTCTCTTGTGTGCTTCTTTGCATTTTTGAAATTACTCTTGAACTTGTATTTTAGATTACCTTCCTCTATCATACATAGTAATTCATTCGTAGCATCGCAAAAGGCTAATGCTAAAATTAGGTAATGAGCCATATTTTCCCTCTTAAGGATTGGTTTTACTTGATTTTCACGATAATCAGCTACAGCTATTTCTTGTAAATGCTTAGCTTCCTTCTCTGTGATTTGTAGCCCTCTTGCTCTGAGTTCTGTTAAAAATTTTGTACTTTTCATTTTAAAATGGACTGTTATTTTTAGGGTCTATTTTTGGTAGTTCTTTTTCTTGAGAAGGGAAAGGATTATTTGTTCCTCCTCTTTCAAAAAAACGCATATACTGTAACTGACAGCCTGCTATTATCCCTCCAGTTGTTCCATTACGGAATTTAGCAATAATAACCTCAACCTCATTAGCTGTTGGGGTATTATCCTCCCAAGTTGGTATTCCGTAGTATTCAGGTCGATAGAGGAATAGTACATTGTCAGCATCTTGCTCTATAGCTCCTGATTCTCTCAAGTCTGATAGCATAGGTCTCTTATCCCCTCGCGCTTCTACTCCTCGTGATAGCTGTGATAAGGCAATGATAGGTATGTCTAACTCCTTAGCCAACCCCTTGAGGGTACGGGATATTTCGCTTATCTCTTGGTCTCGTGTACGTCCTCTCTGGGAGTTACTGATGAGCTGGAGATAATCTATGTAAATTATCTTTACCCCTTTCTCCCTTACCCATTTTTTCGCTTTGATTTTAAGCGATAACAGAGTGAGAAAAGGTTCGTCATCAATATACAGCGGCAATTTTCCGAATGAAGGGCGGAGACTTACGGCTACATCCATCTCACTCTGTGAGAGTGTACCAATAGCTAACTTATTGCTATCTATCCCCGCATAGTTGGCAAATAGCCTTGCGGTTAGTTGTCGTGCGCTCATTTCGAGAGAAAATACACCTACAGGGTATCCCATTCGTGCCTGATGGAGAGCATCACTTAGAGCGTATGCTGTCTTTCCCATGGCAGGGCGCCCTGCTATGATTACAAGGTCGCTTGGTTGGTATCCGTTGAGCTTGAGGTTAATATCCCTCACTGCGGTAGGTATTCCCGCCCTCTCTGCCTTGGTCTTGAGTACTTCTGTGAGATAATCTCCCAATGCTTTTGGTTGCTTAATTGATAGCCAATCCGAAATTCTATCAAGCTCTCTGTATGAGCCCTCTAGAAGTTCAAAGATGTCTGTGTCCTCCTCATACGCCTGCTCTCGCAACTCTCCAGCTATCTCAATACTCTTTCTCTTTACGTACAATTGAATGAGTATCAAGGCGTGTTGCTGTATATTCGCTGACGAACTCACTATCTCTGTAAGGGATACCAAGTAAGCTCCTCCTCCTGATTGTTGCAATTTCCCTGATTGTTGCAGAGCAATACGCACTGTTGCCAAATCAACTGGCTGTGAATCTTTGTAAAGTGAAAGGATAGCCTCATAAATAACTGCATTCTGTGAGTGATAGAATACATTCGTATCCTTGACCAATTCAATGAATTCAGGTACGCCTCGCTTGTCAATCAGCATCCCTCCTAATGCGATTTGCTCAAGTTCTAAATCGCTTGGAATAGTTCTGTTACTTTGCATAATTTCCTCTTTTCTAATAAGTTATCTCTTCTCCGTTTTCGTCATAATAGAACCTCTTAGGACTCGTTACAATTGGTGATACTTGTGATGTAGGTGATGTAGGCGCTGTGGTTTCTCTTCTTTTTCCCTCCCACGTTCGTACTGACGCTTTCCAATCTTTCATTGGCTGACTACCCACCTTCCAACCTTTGGAGCTGTAAAAGTCGCAGAATTGTTGCCCTGAAATGCCATTATTTCGCTCATCGCAATAAGCCTGCACTTCTTCAGGGGTTGGTATCGTGAATCGCTTCCGCCCGCCGTCGCTTTGTCCTTTTGGAGTTTGAATAGTCTCTATAGGAGATTCTGAATTTTCATTTTCCAAATCACAAATCTCGTTCTCTCTTTTTGTTTCTTTTTTTAAAAAAGAAATATTATCATTTACATTTACATTGGGGGTTTTCTTGGGGTTTTTCAGGGGTTTTTCAGGGGTTATTTCGGGGTTTTCTTGGGGTTTTTCTTTTCTTGGTCTTCCTCCTTTTTTGCCGTGCTCTGCTCCTAATTTACCATTCTCAAACCTTTGATTATTAGCGTCTATTTGAGGTTTTATAAGGGCAAACATCGCTTTTGTTATCGGCTTCTGATTTTCAGTTGTTACTCCGTTTAAGCCATACTCCATTATGGCTGTAAGCACTTCTCCCTGAATATCTCTCGGCAGTTCCTTTATCCCTTCATAAAAGCTCCTGTAAAAGACAAAACTTTCTCTTTCCATTGATTTGAAATTAGAGATTTAAAAAAAGATTTATGCGCACTCAATCTCCTTTCAAATCGGTTGTTATAGCCCCCGCTCACGGCTCGAACGTGAGTGCTTGCCTATCGGGGTAACCATGTCTTAAGCATAAGACGGATAACTTTCCAATGTTAGTTAGTCGTTATCGGCTGTTTGTTCTCTTTTACCTTTGCTTCTGTCTATATAGACATGGCAAAATAGATGGTCAATCACGGCTTCTACTTTCATTATCTTTGCCGATAACAGTGTCATTGTATAAGGTTCAGGGTTTTCCTTATCCTGCATATACTTATCAAAGAACGCAATACATAAGGGTTTCGTTTCCTCGGCATTGATAGCCTTCACTAAGAATTTATTACGAGTTGTGTAACGTTCATATTTCATCTCCATCTCAGCAATATAACAATTGACCTTTTCATCTTCTCCATTATCCTTGGTTAAGGTTACGATGTATAAATATTCTTGTTCCTTAAGGGACAACACTTCAAAATATCCTTGGTAATGTTGTTCTATGTAGTCCGAGAGTATCTGCATAGCTACCTCTACACTATTAGCATATAGGAAGAAGGTTTGTTTCTTTCCCATTACCTTTGCCACAGCTACCCAAGTAGCGGCGCTTCCATTCACTAAGGTTGCTTGTCTTTGTATGGTGCTGACTTTTACCTCAGTAATATCCTCACTCTGTAGGAAAAAATTAATCTCCTCTAAGCTGTGATGGTCTAAGAATGTACCACGTTCAAAGATTATCTCTTTACGTTCTATATTAACCAGCTCTCCAGTGCTTTCATCTACGAAGTTTTCATTCCATTTTCGGTAGAGTGTCTCAGCTAAGTACTTATCCTTCATCTCAGATAGGTTGGAGGTAGTGATAATTTCCTCCTCAAAACGATTAACGGTTTCTTTCATTGCTTATTTTACTTTAAATCTTGCTTATTTACTTTTTTGCGTTGGTTTTTAGATAGTTAGGATTGATTTTTTGCCTTACTTAACGAGGGGTGAAAATTGCTTAATACCCCGTTTTTGTTATCCTCAAATTCTCTTTCTCATAACTTAGAAGACTTCTAAGGGCTTCTATCTGATGAGTACAAGTGCGATTAATACGCTCCAACCAATCTACAAGATACTGCTCCTCTTGAGCGATAGCCTTAACTAAGGCATTTTGAGCTGTTGCCGATAGATATTGTTCCTTTGCTATGGTAATGATAGTCTTTGTAATTTCAGCGGTTGTACGTTGGTTGTATAAGTACTTTGCCTTTGCCAACATTTCACCACTACGAGCCATATATACAGACAAATCTTTAATACGTTCAACCATTTCCTCTGGGTTATCTGAGCAATTAATCTCTAAGTAATCTTGAATATCTTTTGCTTCTTTTTTAAGTTCTTCCATTTTATCTTTATTATTTAAACCAAGGCAGGGCTCGAACCTGCTAATATCCCGATTTATACTTGCTTTTTTTATCTTCAGTTACTTTACTAACATAAAATGCGTGTCCTTTTACACTGTCATTTTTTTATTTTAGTATAATAATACACAAAATCACATAGTTTTTTTAATAACTCATTTTTAACTTCTTTTATCCCTTCAATCAATTTTTTCTTATAATAAGTTTCTCCTTCTAAAGGTTTTATTTTTAATACTAATTCACATATATAATCAGAAGAATCCTCTTTTTTTCTTATGAAGAAATCTTCTATAAAATCAAAAGACCTAAACCAATTATAAGCAGTCTCATAATCAGGAAGAGAAATATAATCTTCTTGCTGGTTACTATCATATTCTTCTATATTATTGTATTTTATGTGGCACACTCTATAATAATCAGCAACACCACTTATTTTTGTGTCATTTGTGTTTAAACATACACACATTCCTTTTTCTCTATAAAAGAATATACAAGGCTCTCTAAAGCCTAAAATCTTCATTTTTCGTGCTATATCTAAAGGAACTATTCCTTTTGGGTAATTGATGTTTTCCATAGTTATAATAAAGGTTTTGCGGTTTCTAATAGTTCTTTTTGTTCTTCGAGGAATTTATTTCTAACATCGTTTGTTTTAAAGCTCATTATCCTTGCATTACAATGGTGATTTCTACCTACGATTTCACCAACTTCCACTTCAATACTATATTTAGTAGTATTGTCATTCCAATCAGGTTGCCAACCTTCATTGTAATAATCTCTTAAAAGTATCAGTTTCTTAAGAGCTTCTGCACACGTATCTAGATTTGTATAATAATTTCCTTCAGTTAAGAAAACACTATCATTCATTATGTTTGTACCTTCAGTGGATTCTAACCATTCAACAGCTTCCTCATAAGTTCTTGCAGGTGCTTTTTGCTCAAAGCCTTTAAACTCCACTTCATAAGGTTTTGTTGAAAGTGTTTTAGTAGTGCGATCTGACAAACAACCTTCAAAATTATAACAAACTCTTTCTTTTTTA